CTGGCTACGCATTCTCTAGCCCAGATGTTGAATACTACATAGCCAATCTACAGAAGTTATATGGCGTATTAGATGATGAGTTACGCCCGGCATTCCAGACTTTGCTGACTGCAAGCGGGTCAATCACTAAAAGCCAGCAAGCCCTATCTACTGCATTAAATGTATCGGCTGCAACTGGTAAAAGCGTTCAAGAGGTCAGCGCTGCCTTGGCTAAAGGCTATTCAGGTCAGACCACAGCCCTAACTAGATTAGGTGCAGGATTAAGCAAGGCCACACTAGCTAGTGGCAACATGGATAAAATCATGGCTGAACTAGATGCTAAGTTTGCCGGTCAAGCTAGCGCTAGATTAGATACTTATGCTGGCAAGATGGATCAGCTTAAAGTAGCCACTGCTAATGCCAGTGAGACTATTGGTAAAAGTTTGTTAGATGCTTTAGGCAAGTTAAGTGGTGATACAACCCTAGTTACATTAACTTCACAGATCGAAGGTTTAGCAGGTGCCGTAGCCAAGCTAATAAGTGGTATTGGCAGATTCGGTGCTACCTTAGTGCCTGGCAACGTAGTTAAAGTTAATGGTAAATACCGTTTAAAGTCAGAAATGTCAAAGTCTAACTTCTCTTACAGTTTAGGCTCAGGTGCTGGGGTTGAGTTAGCAAAGATACAAGAAAAGAAAAAGATTAAAGAAGCAATTGCATTACGCACGCAAGAGAATAATCAATTAAAGGCCAAATCAGAGGTAGATAAACTTAAAGATAAGTTTGATATAGAGCGCATAGGATTAACACTGGCACTTAATCAGGCTACAGATGAAGAGACTAAATTACGCCTAAGAGCACAGTTAGCAATCCTAGATAATAACGAGGCTTTAGCAAAGAAATATAATGCTGAGTTAGGCGCTGTAGCCGCCGCTAATGCTCTGGCTACTTCTGCCACTACAGCTGCAGGTGCTTTAAACTTCTTGGCTAATGGTATGCCAGCTCTGTTTAACTCTTTAGGAGAATTAACTGGCCGAGGCCGTAATCAAATAGCACCAGATGAGTTTGCCAGATTGCCACAAGGTGTAACCAATATGGGCGCACAGACCGCTGCAACAGCCGCTGCTACTGCACAAACTACAGCTACATTAACCCTTGATCCAAACGCTAGCAGTGATAAATTGGTTCAGGCTATTGGTGATTTAGTAATGGTCAATTTAAAATATGGCAACAAGTTAGTACCAGCGGGAACTATTTTGTAATGGCCGTACCAACAATCAATGCAGTAATTAACTTCTCTACTGGCCCTAGTTTTGCCCAGGCCATGATTTTAGATACTGGCGTATTAGACACAAACATATTGGCAGATTCAGCAGCGGTTATTGTTGATGTTTCAGATCAAATCAATAGCATTCAAACTACTAGAGGTCGTAACCCTTTAGTAGATCAATTCCAGACTGGCACACTAACCTTGCGCATAGTCGATCAAAACGGAGATTTCAACCCTACAAACCCTGCCAGTCCTTATTACACATACTTAACGCCTATGAAGAAAGTACAAATATCTGCTACATATAGTGGCACAACCTATTCACTATTTTCAGGTTTTATTACAAGCTATGTAAACACCCAACCTAAAGATGCTACCGAGGTTGCTTATACAACTATACAAGCTGTAGATGCTTTCAGGCTTGCCCAGAATGCTCAGGTATCAACAATAAGTGGCACAAGTGCTGGTCAATTAAGTGGTGCAAGAATAAATAACATTTTAGATTCTATATCTTGGCCAGCAACTATGCGTGATGTTGATGCAGGCTTGACTACTTTACAGGCAGATCCCGGCACTGCACGCACATCCCTAGATGCCATGCAAACAGTCACCGACAGCGAGTATGGCGCTTTATATGTTAATACCGATGGCTCGTTTGTATTCCAAGATCGATCAGTCACCGCTGGATCTATTGGCGGCACTGTCACAACCTTTAATGATGACGGCACAGGTATCTCATACGCTAATGCTGTATGGAAATTAGACGACACGCTAATATTCAATTCAGCCCAGATCAGCCGTGTAGGTGGCTCAGTACAGACAGCAACCAATACAGCATCTATTGACAAATATTTTATTCATTCATATAACCTACAAAACTTGTTAATGCAGACAGATGCCGTGGCCTTAGATTATGCCCAGGCTTATGTGGCTAGCCGTGCCGAGACACAAGTCAGGTGCGATGGCATTGAATTGGACTTATATACGCCTAATTACAACTCGGGTATTATCGCAGCTTTAGGCTTAGATTTCTTTGACCCAATTAGAATTGTGACTACTCAGCCAGGCGGATCTACTTTAGACCGAACTTTGCAGATATTTGGCGTGGCTACAGCAATTACACCAAACAGTTTTAGGGTCTTTTTTACGACTTTAGAACCCGTAATCGATTCCCTGATTTTAGATAACAATATCTATGGCACTTTAGACTATAATGTGCTCAGTTACTAAGGAGAAATAATGGCAAAGCAAACCTTTACCACTGGGCAGGTATTAACAGCTGCACAGATGACAAGTTTACAACAAACTGCTATGGGTGGTGGTGATGCCACTGCCAAAACTACAAGTTACGTTTTAGTAGCTGCTGATGCTGGTACAACTGTTGCAATGAATGCGGCAGGATCTACAACTATAACAGTTAATACTGGATTATTTTCAGCTGGCGACACAGTATTTATTCAAAATCGAGGCGCAGGTGTCTGCACTGTTACAGCTGGTACAGCGACTGTAAATACTCACGGGTCTTTAGCCTTAGCCCAATATGAAGGTGGACAACTTTATTTCACAGCCACTGGCGCAGCAATATTTTTTGATATAAGCCAATCTACTGGTATGACAAACCCAATGACTACAACAGGCGACACTATTTATTCTTCAAGTGGATCAACGCCCGCACGATTAGGTATTGGTAGTACAGGAAATGTATTAACTGTTGCTGGTGGCGTGCCTACTTGGGCCGCACCTGCTGGTGGTTCATTATCAACGGCAGTTTTTGCTGATGAAAAAACTTCAGGAACACAGGGCGGAACTGCTACTAGTGGTGCGTACCGGACAAGAGATTTAAATACATCAAGAGGAAATAGTATTTCTGGATGTTCATTGGCTAGTAATCAAATTACATTACCAGCGGGAACTTTTTATATTAGTGCATCTGCGCCAGCCAATAATGGTGTAAATGGACATCAAACAAGATTACAAAATATAACTGATTCAACAACAGCAATATTTGGTCATAATACTAAAAATCCAGATTATGTTTCAACCAGTTCAACCATCCAAGGGGTAATTACTATTGCTTCATCCAAAGTTTTTGAATTACAACATAGGGTTACAACTACTTATTCTGCAGATGGGTTTGGTACTGCCCTTAGTTTTAACACAGAAGTTTATTCTCAAATTACAATTATGAAAGTTGGTTAAAAATGGATGTAGCATTAGGAATTGAAGCATTGTTGCCAGCAGCACAATATTTTGGCAGCACTACAGCGAACACAAAAGAATGTTTTGATGATTTAAATTGGCAGGATGAAAGAGTTAAGCCAACTTGGAAGCAAGTTCAAGAGGCTTATGCTGGACTTCCTGAAGAAATTACAAATCCACAAAAGTTTCAAGCAGAAGCCAAAGCAGCGGCACAGGCTAAACTTGCAGCCTTTGGCTTAACTGTTGAGGATTTACAAGCTCTAGGTTTGTAATGCAACCAAAGTTATGTGCGGCTGGTGTGCAGTTGAGAGATCAAGTTGATACCTGGTTTCCGGATAGGCGTACTGCCAGTGATGGGTGGGTGGGCGATAGCCGTCACTCCGCCAGAAAATCAAATCATAATCCAGACAAGTTTGGGTATGTACGAGCAATTGATATTGATTCTTGGCTGGAGCCATCCGATGGGATCGCACCTTATTTGGCTGACCAAATCAGAATCGCAGCCAAGTCGGATCCACGCATATCATACGTCATCTTTAACAGGAGAATATGCTCGAAGATATTAAATTGGAAATGGCGTAAGTACAAAGGCATTAACCCGCACGTCAAACATATCCATATCAGCTTTACAACACTGGGCGACCTAAATGGCACGCCATTTGATATACCACTAATAGGGGGCAAAATATGAAAATAAGCAAGAAGCAAAAGGCAATACTTAAATCATACTTTAGAGGCGTGCTTGTATCACTACTAACATTTTTAGCAAGTAATGAATTAGGTTTAGATCCTGCCGTGTCTGTAATTGTTGCAGCTTTAGCAGGTCCAGCAGCTAGGGCTTTAGATAAATCCGACAGTGCTTATGGCATCGGTGCTAATGAAGCATGACACCTACAGAGTGGGCTGGCTTTGGCGCTGGCGTTATGGCCGTGCTATCAGGCGGGCTAGTAGGATTACGTTTT